CCTGGTTGGCGACCCCGTGTCCGATTCTACGGTCCTTACCTACCGAAAGGATATTGACGATACTCATCGTTAATAGAGTTGCCCCTAGAAACGCGGGTGATCGTTCGTGCCGAATGGTCATTACGTTGTTTGTTGCAACGCTTGCTTATCCCACCCAAGGTGTAGAGGCGAAGGCGCTTGGTAAACGCACTAGCTTTTCCGCTGCGGAATGGGGTATGCGAGCAATGCTCTAGATCTGGAGGGAACGTCGTGTCAATCAGCGTCAAGCCTGGAGTTCATCACTCCTGAAAGGCTCAACGATGACTGGCCCCGACGTCTCCAAGATCCGGAGATGTCGCAACCTCATCCTAGGGAAGGCTAGCCCCCTACACCCATAGGAGGTGAGGAGACCACGGGTCAGGTACCAATTTATAACTAAATTGCTACAAACAATAATAGAATGTTGCGACAAATCGTGGAGTTAACCACGTTAATCTTAACATTCTACTTGTCTGAGCAAATGGTTACAAACCGACCACTGGTGGAAGCTTACTTTAAGAACGTCTTACGTTTAGTTGATGAACGTGGTCTAGCGTTCACAGTCAAATATGTTAAAACAACACGTTTGGCGGTGACGCGCTATATCACAGGACATCCGTTAGACGCGGTAGACCAAGTAGCACTCAAGGAAGGATGGCCAGTTTGGCTATCCGACCTAAAGGTGCTGACATCATCCGCAGAAGGGATAAAACTCCTAATGACACTGTTAGTGTCACTTAGAGGAATACACCTTCCGCCGGTTCTTGATGTAACACCAATTGTGGCACCATGGAAGGGTTCTGACTCTATTACAGAGAAAGAATTCAACCATGCTGCCCGCCAATTGGGTATTTGGCCTACTAAGGCGGAATTCAGTAGGTTCCATATGTCTACCAAGTCAGGACCGTTGGGACAAGCAATCTTGACGTCTGTCTCAGAGCTTACGCTACTACCTTTGGAGTTGATCGATAATCTTCGATTACTCGCGGGTCCTAGCCTGGGCGATAAGATAGATGCCTTGAAAGCTGGCCGTTTCGGCGATCTGAGCTTGGCAAGTATATGGGCCACTTTATTCCCGCCTAAGACTTCTTCTTTCAGGAAGCTGTCCTACTTCAGTGATAAAGAGGGAAAGACTCGCGTTATTGCGATTCTTGATTATTGGTCTCAGTCAGCCTTACGACCTTTGCACACGGTGATGAACCGTATGCTGAGGAAGATAGGGCCCGACTGTACCTTTGACCAAGGATCCTTTAAGCGAATCCTCTCTCTCAGTCCTTTCCACTCGCTCGATCTCTCAAACGCAACCGACCGGATGCCTATCGCTCTGCAGCGAAGGGTAATCAGTCGAATTGTGGGTGAGGAAAGAGCGGCGGCCTGGGCTCACATCCTAACTGGGTATGAGTACACCTCCAAAGGTAATCCATCAGTTAAATATAACTGTGGACAACCAATGGGGGCCTACTCATCATGGCCAGCAATGGCTCTCACTCATCATCTCATAGTTCGCGTAGCTGCGTTACGTGCGGGTTTTCCGCATTTCACTAGCTACTGCTTACTAGGAGACGACATAGTGATTGCCAATGCAGCTGTTGCACAGCAATACAAGGACCTGCTATCCCAGCTCGATATGCCCATCTCAGAGCAGAAGACTCATGTGTCTGATGACACATTTGAATTCGCTAAGAGGTGGTTCCATAAAGGGCTGGAAGTCACAGGTTTTAGTATTGCTGGGTTTAGTAGTGTGTGGAAACGTTATTCACTTCTACACAACTACCTAAGCACGCAGCGTGGCCATGGCTGGGACCTAGAGATAGGAAGGCACCCGGAACTAATCTCAGCCATATATAGACTCTTTGGCAAGCCCGCACAAAGCGAGCGAGTCATTAAGCTATATATGGTGTTCGACGCGTTGGCGCAAGCCAAGAATACGGGAGAACATGCCTTACTCTTAGAAAGAGTAGAGCACTACTTCGGTATTCCTGTCTCGCAGCATCTTCTCCGGTTATCCGTAGAAGGACTCGACTCTAATCAGCTTATGAGGCTGATCAGGATCGAGGCTGCGAAACGGCTCGTCGAACGAGATTTTGGGCGTTTCCAAAAGGATGCGTACCGCATCAGTGCGAAACTGAACGGTATGCTCTTTAAGAAATGCCCAGGCTTGGATGTCCAGTCCTACCGAAAGGCTCTAGGGAAG